GTCTAAACAGGATTACTGAGTGCTGTTCCGACTTTGCATGTTGTTAAAAAGCAGGCGACTTGCTGTCCGCCGCTGGCTAACTTCGCTCAGCTGTCGATGTCGTTTCGATGAACTAACAATACTAGCGGTATTAATATAAATCAATACTAACGGTATTAATAATTATTGGTGGGGTATTATGTTTATGAAAACTGTGAAGAAATATTTTTGTCGATGAAATGAGAAGCTAGTATTGGAGGGGTTTTTTAATCTTTAAGGGAGCAGGGGAATGAAGTTACTTGTAGCTGCGGCATTACTTTTACCAATGGTTGCTAATGCATCGTGCTGGACCGTGAAAGATCTCAAAGGGTCAAGCTACAGTGAGAGAGAAGGATATTCGCGGATTGACGACGCATTTTCTGGAACCTTCACAATCGTTGTTGATGGCGATAATGCAACAGTGCTTTATGACGGTCTCGATGGTGGGGGCATGGTCTATCGTGCTATGAGTAAAAATGTTGTCGTAGGACTTACCACTGAACCTGGAAAGCACGCCATGGAGACTTGGGTTGTACAGCCTGATGGTGTGGTGTTGATGAGCAAAACGCTATCTGGTTTTGGAGGGATGGATTCAACAAAGGCAATGGTAGGCAGGGTCGCAGGTCAGTGCAAATAGAGGCGCGCAAACGCCCCTAGCTGCAAACTTATCAAACGAGCTTAAGTTTCGTCTCAATCGCCACACCGATAATCTTGCAATTACCATTGATGGGAACGAGTGGCCACTGCGGGTTAAGGCCCTTAAGGTATTTTTGGCCTCCATCAATAATCAATTTCTTAAACGTAGCCTCGTTTGAATCAGACAGTTTGGCAATGACGAGGCTGCCATTGATTGGTTCACGCCCGGTATCGAAAAGAACAAACGTGCCTTGTGGGATGCTTAAACCAACTGGTGCAGTCATTGAATCCCCTTCAACACGCAACCAGAATGCTTCACCCTGAATGTGAGCATCTGATTCCAGCCACTGATCAACATCCTTAATTGAATAAGGCTCTAATGCCTCACACCATGAGCCAGCCTGTACGCTACTAATCACTGGATAACGTTTACCTGGTGTATATCCAGTTACATACGGGGCTGATGGCTCATTCACGCTGGCTAGACCCATTTCGGATATCTCTTTTGCCAGAGCAGGGCTGAATTCCTCAACGCTAACTTTAAGAAGACGAGCAAAAACTGAAGCTACAGGAAGGTTAAGAGGATTTCTGCCGTTTAAGTAATGGCCTACCGCTCCCTGGGTTATGTCCAGTTCGTCAGCAATAGACTGCTGGGTAACTCCGAGAACCTTTTTCTTCGCCTCATAGATGGCCTTTAGGCGCTTTGCGTCTTCAGCCTGAGTCGGGGTGATGTCTTTTTTCTTTTCCATATTCAGATAGTAATACCTGAGCTATTAATTTAAAAATACCGCTGGTATTGCATGTTTTAATACTTATGGTATTGTTTTTGTATCAACGGTAAGGAGCCACGTTAAAAATGAAAATTTCACTCGCTGAATTCGTCGACGAGGTTGGTCAGGTAAAAGCTGCTGATGCTATCGGTGTCCACCAAACGGCGATTAGCAAAGCGATCAGGGTCGGCCGTCAGATTTTCATAAACAAGCTTCCTACTGGCGAGGTTAAGGCGGTCGAGTACCGCGAATTTCCTCACAGTAAGAAGCAAGAACATCAGGAATAGCAAATGCATTCACTTGCGTATCAACACAATACCGGAATACACCCGGGAGCGATGATAAACCGCGCTCAATCTAAGTCGGTGCCAGACCACGAAAAGATCCGCGATGCGGTCCGGGCTTGGTCGGCGGCGCTGGACAATCAGGACGTCGTATCGGCGCTGATCATCAACGAATACCGTGAGCAGGGTGGGACCGCTATCAACTTCCCTGAAGATATCAGCCGGGCGCGTCAGAAGCTGTTTCGCTTCCTAGATAACCGTTTCGACTCCGAGCAATACCGCGAGAATGTTCGCCAGCTGGCACCGGCAATCATAGCTGTTCTGCCGCTGGAGTACCGCAACCGCCTGGCGCCGCAAAACGACACGATGTCGCTGATCGCCTCTGCAATGAAAGAGTGTGCCGAGGCTAAGCAAGCCGTGCTGCTGGACGCTCCAGAGCATCAGAAGCTGAAAGAGGTAAGCGAGGGCATAGCGTCGCTATTCCGCCTCATGCCGGAGCAGGTAGGGCCATTGATGACGATGGTCACGTCGATGCTGGGGGTTATGTGAGAGTCACAAGAAAAGAAAAAGCCCTTGAAGCGGTAACTTCAAAGGCCCTTATCACACTGTGTTACGTCGGGTAACGGGAGTAAGTATGTCAAATACTGCTGAAATTATCAATTTCCCCACCAATACCGAAAAAACGGGAGGTCGTATGGCCGACCTGTCGAACGGGTATACCAAAGTCGCTAACGAGATCCAGCAGCTTAAGCCTCGCCTGAGATTGTCAGGCCGGGAATGGCAGTGTTTCGAGGCAGTGATCTGGCTTACCTACGGCTGGAACAAGAAACAGGACCGCGTTACAAACACGGTGATCGCAGAGCTTACAGGCCTGAGTGATACCCATGTTTCCGACGCTCTCAAGTCACTCGCTGAGCGCAAAATTATCTTCTCTCAGAAGCAGGGAATGATGAAAATTGTCGGTGTAAATACTGACCTTTCAGCCTGGATTTTAGACAAACCGGAAACGGGAAGAAAATTCCCGAAAACGGGAAAATCCTTCCCGAATTCAGGAATAACCTTCCCGAAAACGGTAGACACCCAATACAAGAACAAGAACAGTATTAAAAGATCTTCGTCCGAGAATTCTGACGAATCCTCTGACGCACGTCTGAAGAAATTTTTATCAGCCCATCCTGATGCTGAGATTTACACCCCCTCCGGTGCGAAGTGGGGATCTGCTGAAGACCTCAAAACTGCCCAATGGATTTCAACCAGGGTGAAGTTGATTAACCCAACCTGCAAAGCCCCGGATTTGACCTCCTGGTCTAACACCGTTCGCCTGATGCGCCAGATAGACAACCGTTCTCATCAGGACATCTGCGCGCTGTATGACTGGGCCAGCAAACACCACTTCTGGCAGACCAACATCCTGAGCCCTGAAAGCCTTCGCAAGCAGTGGGACAAGCTGACCATGCAGCGCAATGCTGGTTGTGAGAAGCGCGCCGGTAAGCCAGATCTGGACTTCAACAACACTGACTGGGCCTATGAGGTGATGCGATGAAATCTCTTGCAGAGCAGATGCGTAACCACGACCGCGAGCAGATGAGCCGTATGGCTAATAACCTGCCAGAGCAGTACCAGGAGCGCGCACCGGTCGAGCAGGTGGCTCAGGTCTTCAACGGACTGTTCAACCAGCTGCGCGCCGCGTTTCCGGCCAGCATGGCGAACTTCCGTACCCAGGACGACCTGAACGAATTTCGCCGTCAGTGGCTGCTGGCTTTCCAGGAGAACGGGATCCACTCAATGGCTCAGGTCGATGCCGGTATGCGTATTGCCCGCCGCCAGGAGCGCCCATTCCTTCCGTCACCGGGCCAGTTCGTCGCCTGGTGCAAACAGAGCGGCGGGGCGCTGGGTATCACCGTTGACCAGGTGATCGCCGAATACTGGGACTGGCGTAAGCGTGCGTTCGAGTTCACCTCCAGTGAGCAATTCCCCTGGTCGCAGCCGGTCATGTATCACATCTGCGTCGAGCTTCGACACCGCGGTACAGAACGCCAGTTAACGCATGGCGAGCTGGCGCATGAGGCCGGTGATCTGCTGGACATGTGGGAGAAGCGCGTCACAGAGGGAAAACTAGTGCCGCCGGTGCGCCGGGCTATTGCAGCGCCGGTTGCCGAGCACGGCCCGACGCCGATCCAGCTTCTGCAGGCGAAGTACAACCGCAACAAGTCGAACGGGATGGTGTGATATGACCATGACAATCCGCGGGCAGGTGCTGGCAGCCCTGCGCAACAACCCGGGCCTGAACAGTGTTCGCATAGCCAACATGATTGGCATGACCACCAAAAAGCTTTCGGGTACCGTCAGCGCCTTACTTGCTGATGGACTTATCGCCTGTGAGGGTAAGCACGGACAGCGCCTGTATCGATTGACCAGTTACGGCATGCAATACGCGGCCGACACGGTGCCCGCCAGGAGTACGGACACAACGAAACTGGTGCTGCGCACAGCGTCAAACATGATCTGCCAGGAGTGCCGTAACAGCGCGGCGATGAAGCGAATATTGATGGTTTGGGGGAGGGTAGGGGTATGACAAACGTAAGCGTATTAGAAAAAATTGCTGAACACATGAAGCAGATGGAAGAGAACTCGCCGCGAGTAGCTGCTCTCCAGTATTGCCTGAAACAGGTTGCGGAAAAAGTGGAAGAAGCAGAAAAGCGCAATGCTGATCTTGAAGCCAGATGCGCGGCGATGGCTGCGGAGAATGCGCTTCTGAAAAAATCAGAACCAGCACCATTCAGTAAGCTGATGATGGAGGCGCTTGATGTTTATCAGGCAGGGGCTGATGAAGTTCCAGAACTGGCAATGCTAAGTGCATATAAAAAACTGCGTGATGGTCTCACAACCCCGGCAACGGACGCCTTCCTGTCTGAAGTGCGTGCGCAGGGTGTGGACGCCGCTATCGAGCACCTGCTTAATAAATTCGCAGTCACAGGTCGCATTGGCGTGCCGGTAATGGCGCTTGAATGGCTGGCTAAGGAACTTCGCAAAGGAGTGCAGTCATGAGCACGGTAATCGGCAAAGAGCTTCACATCACGATGCCAGACGGAAGTGTTTGGGCCGTGCCGGTCCAGTTGATTGCCACAAACCGCGCAGAGTATTACGCCAGAGAGTTTGGTGGTGATTTTAATCGCAGCCTGGCAGAAGACACCCTTCCGCTATTCCGCTCTGATGATTTTGAAATAGAAGACTGGGCAGCGAACAACATGAACTGGAGTGACGTTCAGCACGCTGCAAAATGCGTCTCCCGGGGTGATGTTGATTTCCAGGAAGGATGGGTAAATGGCGATAAGGAAGTGAAGGAGGCTGCCCAATGAGCAACATCGACAAACAGGCGCTGCGGGAAGAGTTCAAGATGATGCAGGAGTGTTACAGCGATCCTTCTGACCGCGATCGCCAGGCGATTTACATTGCAGCTGAGGCTCTGCTGGATGAGCTGGAAATGGCTATTGATGCATGTAATGGCTGGCAGAGGAAATTTGCAGAGGCTGATGAAAGGCTGGAAGCCGCAGAGAAGCGGATTGCTGAGCTGGAGGCGCGGGAGGTGGCGCTGCCGCCGACATTCTGGTACGAGCATGACGATTTACCGAGAGAAATACCAGTGCTTTCCCGGCGATTGGTAATAAATGCGCTTCGTGATGCTGGTATCAAAATCGCCGCAACCGGTAAAGGAGAGTGAGCATGGAAAAGCCACTGAATAAGCGAGAACGCGCGTTTTTAAGTCCTGCGATTGTCTGTTGGTGGGAGATAGAAATCTCTCCCTTTAGAAAAACAGCGCTCTGGGATGGTGACTCTCTTATGCCTGTCAAAATGGGCGCAATGGCTGAAGACCTAATAAAGCGCGGTTATTTGGAGCGTGTTTCCATGGGATTTGGTCGAGACATTATCAGGGCTACCCAAAAGGCAAAAGACCTACATTGTTATCGCTGCTCTTACGGAAAAGTGATTAACAAAAATGGACAGCAGGGGGAGAACTGCCCACATTGCGATGGCGGCGTAATTGTTGAGAGGACTAACCCATGAGCACTATTACCAGAGAATGGCTTAAGCAGACTATCTCGGAACTTGAACAAGAGCGCGATGCAACCCCTGGGGTTGTGAACGAAGATGCTGTCATGGCGTTGGAAGCGATGCGTATCGCGCTGGCATCGCTCGAAGCTCCTGCTGTGATGTACGCAAGCAAGGAAACATTAGATGCTGCCGAGCAGGGCGAGCATCTTCTCAGGACCCTTTCCAAACCGAGTGGCGATGCTGTTATCCCGCTTTACGCTGCCCCGCCAGCGCCGGTAGTGATGGATGAGGTCCTATCGCGCGAATTATTCGAAAAATGGTGCTCCGTGAATATTGAGCGCAATAAATGGCATCCAGAATATTATGCACACTATCCAGCAACTGGGCAGTGGGGCGCGTGGGAAGCCTGCCGCGCCGCCATGCTTCAGGGTGCCGATGGCAACTCTCCAGTGGTTCAGGATGGTTGGGTTATGGTGCCGGTTGAGCCGACTTATCAGATGTGCAAGGCAATGGGGCTGCCATGGGAAAGTCCGCGATTCCCGGATCGCTATAAGGCGATGATTGCGACAGCACCAAAAGTTTGAAAAATACCATATGTTGTATAGTTGAAACTTACATAAAACAGATGTTTAATAGTTTTATCCCCGCGAGTGATCCAGAAAGGAGGGCCTGATTTTGTCCGAGTTTTTGTATTCCCCCGCATGCCGCTGCGAAGCGCAACCTTTGAGTGTCTGACTAGGGGATAGATTAAGATTGGATAGTGGGAAAAGAGTGGCGACTGAGGCTGTGCCGATGTCTACCAGTTCACCCTGGGGGTGTTCAGCTCTTGCCTTTGGTGTTGCGACTGAAGGTTAACCCATGAAAACCCGAGAGGTCAGACAACCAATTTGCAAGAGGAGCATGCCCGGAGTGATTCCGGCCAGCCAACCGAAAGCAATGCGAAAACGCATAAACTCGGCCCTCCAGTCGCCTAAACTACCGCCTTGTGGCGGTATTTTTTTGCTTGCGAATTAAAGGATATGATATGAACGAAGCATGGGCAGCAATTACCGCAGGGGTGATTGCGGCAGCGGCAGGTGGAATTGGTTTGGTAATGACCAAAGAAAACAAGACTTCTGAATTCCGCCAGGCATGGATACAAGAGTTGAGGCTCGCCCTCACAACATTTAGCTCGATTCTTTTGACCGTGCGGAATTTATCTGATGAAGGCCATCTTGTTCCTGAAAGCGACAAGCAAAGAGTCAGCCAACTGCTGTCTGAAATAAATCTCAGGATAAATTATGGAAAGCAGTCTTCTGAAGAACAAAAGTTATCTGAAGTTATAACGAAAATGCTTGGAGAAGCTTATGCAGGCAGTTCGCAATTTACCACTACACAAGCCGAGTTTACTCAAGCATCATTTACCGTTCTAAAAAAAGAATGGAAAAGAGTTAAAAGAGGCGAGTTGATTTATCAACTTTGTATGTATCCTTGCCTCATAATCACGGCGCTCGCCATAATTTGTTCCGGCATCTATGCTTTGAACAATATCCAGAGTTTATGGCAGTTCCTCACACATTGATTTTCCATAATCAACCAGCCATAATCTCGTCATCGGAGCCTGAACAACTTCGATGACTTCTGCGCATTTAAGGGGACTTAAATGCGACCACAATCTGAACTCCTCACTTTGTCACAGATGCAGAAATGCACCTGCGATTTTCTGCATTCTGCGGTTTCCGTTAAG